AGGCAAGCGTTGCGTTGGCGGAAAGCAGTGAGGTTTTTGTCCCTGCCGCAGTTCGCTTGTACGCGCTGAGAGTTGTTGTGCTGCTCCCGGTGTTATCAATGTGCGTAATAAACGTAACTTTCGTGATCGTTACCGCAAAAGATAGCGGGAGCGATTCGTCGTAGTTAGTGCTTGGTGTCGCCGTTTCGCCCCGGTTGGAGATCGTGAATATGATTCCATCGCCAATAGGCCCCAGGTCGGCGTATGTGCTAGGGATTGACGGCAACCCCGACAGGCTGTTGTAAGCGATCTGCGCCCCGTCGCCGCCGTCGTGGTTGTGGCTGTTGCCGTTCGTGACGCCTTGCGCGGCAGGGGCGAAGTCCGTGCTAGCTGCTGCTGCTGCCGTGCCCAGGGTGGGCAGACCGCCTAGATCTCCGTATGCCCCAGTGAATCCCACCCGGGCCATCGCCGCGCCGGTGTTCACCAGGATGGTCCCGGTGTTGACGTTCACCCTCACTACGCTGCCGACCTGCTGCACCTCGCCAGATGCCGGGATCGTCGCCACCAGGGCGCCGCCAGCGCCGACATAGAGCTGATCGCCCAGCTGATAACTGTTGGTATTGAATGGCCTCAGCTCGCCCAGGATCACGGCATCGCCATCGCCGTTGTTGGCAAGGGTGGTCTCCAGCACGGCAATCGCCGGCATTTTGAGCGGATCGGTCGGGTCGCAGGCCGCCACTGTGATTCGGTCGGTGCTGCCCACGCTGCCGGTCGCATAGACCGCCGTGCCTGCCGCCAGATCCCCTCCGCTGGTGTTGCGGACGTGAACGTAAAGGTTCCCGGCGATGCTGCCATGGATGTGCGGGATGACGACCGGCGCCGTGCCGGTGATCGTCAGGCCGGTAAATGATGGGCTGTCAGCCGTGCCCAGGCCCAGCAGGGTGCGTTGCGCGGCAGAGCTGACCGCCTCCACCATGGCGCGGCCTGCGGCGGTGCTAACGCCGGTCCACCAGGCGGCGGTCAGGTAGCCAGGATGCGGATCTACTGCTGCCTCATGCGCTCCGATTGCCGCTGCAACCTCCGAGTCCCTGGCGATTCCTGCAGGGATGTCCGAATCGCTCAGCGCCGTGGCCGATTGCCGGTATCGAGAGTCTCCTTCGGCCTGAGTCAGGTAGCCGGGATGTGGGTCTGCTGCGGCAACGTGAGCGGTAACCGCACTGCTGATCGCCGCGCCGGCCAGATTCGCAATATCTTGGGTGCTGGCATCCTTCGTCGCCCCAGCCTGATCCATCGGCACCCGCTCAGTTCCATCGAGCGGGGTCGTGGCGTTCGGTAGGCCTGTAATCGTGGTTTCAGCCATACCTACAGAATGCGGAGTTGCTTGTTATTCAGAGTCGTGATCCGCAGGCCGCTCAGCGTCACCAGGTAGGTGGCCACGGCCTCCACCTTCTCCAGCACCATCACGCAGAACCGGCCATCAGCCAGCTTCAGCGGTTCGTGCTGCAGCTTGTACGTCAATCCCTCGTGCTGCACCTGGTCGCCATACTGCAGGGCGCCGAACTGTTCAGTTCTGGCAGTCAGCGCATAGTCCACCGTCACCACCTGATCATTCATGATGATCTGGCTGGCGCGGTCCATGATGCCCAAACCAACAACGGCCCCAGCAGTGACACTGGAGCCGAAGTCAGCCAGCAGGAAATCATCGGGGATTTCCTGGATCATGGTTAGGGGCGGTACTTCTTGATGCCCACTGCAACGCAGCTCACGGCGGCGCTGTAGGTGCCTGTTTCATCGAAGAACCGCAGGCGCAGGCGGGCCGGCAGATCATCCTTGGAAAGCACCAGACGGTTGTGATAGGCGGCAGTGGCCAGGTCAGGGAATGCCCCGTCGGCTACGTCCACGGCGTCGCTGCCGTCGGATGCGCTGCCGGCCTGCACCTTCACCTTCATGGCGCTACCGGACGCACTGGCCGGAGCGGTGAGGATCAGGCACACATCGCCGTCAAACGCAGAGCAGTCGATGGCGGTGGTGTCATTAGCGGCCGAAACAGTGGTCGGGGCCAGCATGGTGACGCTGTGCAGCGCTTCCAGGTTGCGTTGTCTGATCATGGTCAGGGTTCCTCCGTGGGGGGATTGGTGCCCGTGCTGAGCTCGGGGTTGTTGTAGGTGGTGCGCCGTTTTCCGCCACGGCGGGGCGATTCGCCTTCGGCCTCAGCAACTGGGGCGGGAGCAATATGCTCAGCCGCCCAGCCGTTGCGGATCATGTGAAGGCCTAGGTCGTTATCAACAGTAACCACTTCGCCGATCTCTCGATCTTGGCGATTAAGTACCATTGATTCGAGCATCTCGACCTGCATCCTTAGATACCCCACACAAAGGCCTCGGGATAGCGAACACCGAAATCGCAATCCTGCAGGATGCTGATCTCAACGCTGCCCGAATCCTGGTACTTGTAGGGGTTCACGCCGATGTCCTGGCCACTCCAGAATGCCAGCAGGACCTGCGACATATCGCCGAAGAGGATATTGTTTACCTCCAGCTGGTTCGACATCAGGGCCGGGTAGCCGTTGATCTCGTTGTTCCGCAGGATGTAGAAGTCGCTCTGAGCGTTCTCCAGCGTGGTCTTGTAGACGCCCCTGGCGTGAGCGTTCATCATGTAGGCCATGCTGGGTACGTCCAGATTGGCCAGGCTTACCTTCGTCTCCATCTCAACCAGGTTGAGAAAGGTGCCGAAGTTGTAGCTCACCGAGTTAATGGTCTTGGACTGGCCGCCAGAAAGCGTTTCAGTCCGTACCCCATCGGTGGACCGCAGGCCCAGAGGGCGCTTGGATCCGCCTGGCGAGTAGAGGAAGTCCTTGTCGATGCCGAGAGCAACCTTGCGGCTCAGGTGACTGCGCACCCATGCCTCAGCGGAGAACGAGGTCTGGCCGATGAACCGGCGAGTCAGCACGGTCTTGGCGCCCACGGTCTTGGGCGTCAGGCTGAGCTGCCCAACCAGAATCTCGGACGCATCAGGCGCTTGCCCTTCGCCGACCCAGTAATGGGTAGGGCCGCTGGTTTCTTTCGGGATGTCAATGTCACCCACTAGGCCGCTCAGCACGGTGGCGCCAGCAGCGGTGATGCTCAGACGGTTGTAGATCAACTCGATCATCGAACCGACCAGCAGATCGGTATCGATCATCGCGCCGCCGGTGGTGAACCCGCCTGCGGTCTGATTGGCCTGGATGCCCCTGCGGCCGGCGCCCATCCCAGGGATCTGGGCGATCATCACGTCTGCAGGAATGCGGAACGAGCCTTGCAGCTCGCGACCCGACTGTTTCACCGCAGCGGCAGAGGCCTCCAGTTCCAGCCCGGCGGCCTCGCGGAGGCGCACATCGGTCGGGTCGGAGAAGTGGCGGATGGCGTTCAGGATGTTGTAGCTCTTGACTTCCTGGTCGCTCATTCCGAGCAGGCCATCGCCGGAATCCTGCAGGCGGCTGGAGAGACTGCGCTTTTCCTTGCCGGTAACAAGGGCGAACAGTTCCTCGCGGACCTTGCCGATCTCAGCGCCAGAGTTGATGTACTCCTCGGCCTTTTCGTGGCCAGCGCCGGACTGCTCGCACATGTTGCGGATGGTTCGGGCCCGGTCGCGCTCCGCTTGAATAGCGGCTGCCTCCCGGTCCGCCGCTTCGGTGTTTTGGATGGTCATGGGGACAGGTGCAGTTTGCGTACCTGAGCTCAGGCTATGGAGCACTTCCGGTTCCCCACCCCCTTCGGTCGCAGCAGCGACGGGCTCAGGTTGTTCAGGCTCGGGAGCGGGTTCGGGTTCGGCTGGCACGGTGGCGGCCTGAGCTTTTGGGCGGCTGGGCTCGACAAACTCCACCAGCTGCACCAGCGCCTGCGGCACCCTGGCGAACCGGCCGCGAGGAACGGCAGCGCTGCGGATCTCGCGGGCTGGCGCCGCCTCGGTAGCGAACCCGAACTCCACCGCCTCGGCGGCAGTCAGCCATGACTCGGCGGCCATCAGCGACGCCACGTCCTCAGTGCTCATTCCAGACCTGGCGGAGTAGGTCTGGCGGTAGGCGGTGCTGATGCGGTCGATCAGGTCGGCCTGCTGGCGCAGATCACCGGATCCGCCGATCGCAAGGCCCCACGCCTCGTGGATCATCAGGAACGACGACTCGGGCATCACGATCTCGTCGCCCGCCATCGCAATCACCGACGCGGCCGATGCAGCCACGCCATCAATCACCATCCGTTTCTTGCCGGGATACCTCGCCAGCATCGAATAGATGGCCAGGCCCTCGATCGCATCGCCGCCATAGCTGAACAGGTTGATCGTCAGATCTTCGGTCCTCCCCACCAGTGCCCGCTGCAGCACCGATGCGTTGATCTCCCATCCGACCTCCCCGATCAGGGCCAGCTCCAGGGTTGCGCCCTCGGCCGCAGCCTTAATCGTCACGCCAGACATACAACCCGAGCAGTTTCTAGCCTCAGGCTATGGACCCTCAGGGGTGGCCTCTGGCTGTGGTGCCAGGGCCGGCTGTGATGCCGCGGACTGCGACAACCCCAGCCTCCGGCGCAATGCAATCTCGTACGCGATCTGGGCCCAGGTGTGCTCCAGGTCGGTGCCGTAGAGCTCCGCCATCTGATCGGAGGTGCTCTGCAGGCCCATCTCTTGGGCATCCTTGTAGGCCTTCATTTCCTTGGCCGGGTCCACCCAGCTCCAGGTTCTGGCCTGCCACCGCGGCGCCGTGTAGAGCTCCGGCTCGTTCCAGTAGTTGGCGAACAGTTCAACCGGCAACACGCCCGCCAACGTGGCAGCGTCAACCCATTCCTCAAATACTCGCTGGTGGAACTGCTGAATAAAGATTGACTGCACAACCCTGTACCAGTCGCGGATCTCCAGCTTCTCTTCCCTCATCGAGCTGTAGTTGGCGTCGGAGTGATCACCGCTGATCGCCGAGTAGCTGGCGGTGAATCCCGTCGAAAACCGGCGCAGCATGGTCTTGAGCACCGTCTCGTACTGATTGTCGTCCGGGCCCAGCTGGGGTGGCACGGGGTGCTCATCGGGGAACAGCTCAATCCACTCGCCAGGCGAAGAGTTTGACAACACCTCGCCGGTTGCCTGGGATTTTTCGTCAACCAGGGATGAGTTAGGGGGCGCATCATCGGGCTGCTTCTTCTCGATGAATCCCAGGATGTTGTTCGCAATTCTCTTGCGGGTCCAGTGGCTTTTCTCGTATTCGTTCAGGTTGTGGATCGTGGTCAGTACCGGCGCCAGGTGGGGGATCTCACGCAGCTGGCCGATTTCCTCCGGGATGAAGATGTGGATCAGGTCTCGCGCATCCACAAAGATGTGCTTCGGCTCCATGCTTCGCGGATCGCCAGGATCCATGTTTCCGGGGTGCCGGCGCAGCACCGCATAGCGCGTCACCCGGCCTCCCCGGCGGTCGTTGGTTTCAACGCCCATCCGCCAGAAGTGGCCAGGTCGGTCGGACCCTCCGCTGTAGTCCTCATCCAGCTGGTCAGTGCTCAGCAGCTCGAAGCACAGCTGCTCAGCGTTCGGGTTGCCTGTGGCCGATTCGCGGATGATCCGCACCATCGCTCCGCCATGGGAGCCGAAGGCACCGGCGATCAGCAGCTCGTACTGGTGGAACGAGTAGCGCCCGGACAGGTCAAAGTTGTCAGGTTTGCAGAACTGCCGCCACTTCGCCTCCAGGATCTGGTTTCGTTCTTCGTCCCGCTCGATTGCGGTCTGCGCCAGGATCAGCCGATCCAGCGCCGCGTCAAGCTCTCCGCCGGTGCGGCCACGGGAGAGCAGCGCCGCAATCTGCTGGGCAGACTCTGCGCGAGCTCGCCCGGCAGCGGGGTTGCTTCTGCCACCCAGAGGGATCTGCCCGCGCATCTGCACGCCACGGGCGCCAACGATGTTGATCTGCAGGCTCCGAATCGCACGCCTGGCGTAGGGATTCAGCAACGCCTGATAGCGGCTCTTCGCCCGAATCTCCTTCAGCCCGCCGCGCAGCATTGCTTGCGGGTCGAGGTAGACCGCTGGCATATCGCCCAGCAGCCGGCCGCCTAGGTGCTGGGATAGCCCGTGCGCCCGCAGTCGTCTGGCGCGGGGGCCAGGGCCTGCTTCCCAGATTTTCCTCATCAGGCGCCGGGCGCGGCTGAACATGCTCATCGGAAGGCAACGCGGATTTTGCGGCTGGCGGCTGTGCCACTCGCCAGCGCCTGGGCTCTCTTCTCCTGGGCCACCTGCGCGGCGAGCCGATCACGCCATTTGATCAGTTCCGCCAGGTCGGCGCGGACCACCCTCCGGCCACCGTTGCCCAGGCTGCCGATCTGGTACTCCTGTGCGCCGGTAGTCAGGGCGCGGATTGCTTCTTCCACCGCGTCGAGGTCGCGTTCCGCTTGGCTGCGGTCGTCAAATGTTCCCGGCGTCCCAGTGAACGCCAGCCCGCGGCGCACTGTCAGGCTGCCGCGCCGCACGGTCACAGGCGCACTGTCAACCGTCGCGACAACCTGCAGCTCCCACGCGCCGGGCGTCATTGCAGAGGTGGCCTGCTGGCTGATCACCACCTCCCATCCCTCATCGGCAGCCGTGCCATTGAGCTCAAGCCCGGCACCTGCGGTGGTGCTGCGCAGCCAGACCTTGAGGGCAGTGGCCTCAGCTGGAGCGCTGGTCTCCAGCCACGTCACCCGGTCGCCTTGGTAGAGATCGGCTGGGTTCATTCCTCAATACTTCAGGCTGAAGTTACGGCGTCGCACCGTTGGCCGCGCCGTTCCCTGCTTTGAGGCTACGGAGGCCGCCAGCTGTGCCGCCAGCTGGTCCCACATGGTTTGACGGTTGTAACGGCGGCTTACCAGCTGCATCGCGGCATAGGCGTAGCGGGTGCAGTCGCCCGCCTCATCCCGCATTCCGGTCGGGCAGTCCCAGTGGTATTCCCGGCCGCGGCTGCCCTTCTTCGGCATGCGCTTCCACGGGAACAGCTCCGCTAGGAACTGATCGGTCGAGGCCTCGCCCAGGTGTAGATACCCAGGCCCGGGGATCTCGTTCCGCAGCCGGCCTTGCAGGTGCGAGACGCTCGTTTCGTACCCGACCCGGTACAGCAGCAGGCCTTTTTTCTGCACCGGCTGATTCTTCCGGTTGATATCCACCGGCGTGCCGCGGCCCACCAGTGGCTTGCCTTTGGCGCCATCACCACGCACCGGCACCCATAGGCCGCCTTGCCTGCGGCACCAATCCCTGATCTCCTGGGTTGAGTGGCCGCCTTCGTCGATTGCGCCCATCGCCACCGGCACCTCGACGCCATCATCCCGCCGCCATTTCGTCGCCGCGATCTGCTCCAGCTGCTCCAGTGTCTCCTTCTGTTGCGGGTCGCCGTCGATCTCCCAGTGGCCCAGGTGCCAGCCTTCCTCGCCACGGCCCCAGCCCCACACCGTCACCACCACCCGCTCGTCAACCGATCCGCCGCCGCCCTGGGTGTCCACGCCGATCGTCACCATCAGCACGCCGTTGGGCACGGTGCCGGCTAGATAGCCGTTCCCTGCCTCGATGTTCTTCCGCCGCTCCGCCAGTCCGTCGCAGGTGAGCTTGCCGGCGATGCTGTCTTCCCAAGGGATCCCCAGCACGGTGTTGTGGTAGGTCTGCATCGGGTCGGTATCACCCCGGCGCATTGCCTCCAGTGCTTCCTGGTACTCACTGATCAGCTTCGACCACACCGCCCCGGCGTGGTAGCTGTACGCCGCCCAGATGTACTGGCTCTCAACTGCCGGCTCACCCTCGGCCGTCAGCGCTTGCTGTGAGCGGTCCAGGCCCAGTGGGCAGGCCCATCCGCCGTGGGCGTCCATCTCCCGCAGGGAGGTGTAGCGGATCGGCTCCTTGCAGTTCTCGCACTCGAAGGTGCCGGCGTCGGGGCCCTCCTTTGCCATCGCCTCCCACCGCAGCGGCTGGTAGTGGTTGCAGTGCGGACACGGCAGATGGCGGTACTGCTGATCACCACGCAGGAACCACTGATGGGTTTTGTCGTTCGGGAAGATCGGCGTGCCGCCGATGATCACCTTGGGATTCCAGGAGGTCTCTGTACGGCGGATGCCCAGCTTGATCTGGCAGCCCTCGTTGATCCGGTCGTAGGCGGACGGTTCCTCAAAGATCACCACCGGCCGTTCCTTGCGCCGGAATGACTTGCCGCTCTTGGCGTTCACGATGTCGATCAGTGCGCCATTCGTGAGCTTCTTCAACAGGATGGTGTTGGTCGCCGTGCCGCGGGATTTCGACTCCGACAGAAGGCCATCAAGACACGGCGTATCGGCAAACAGGTCGCTGATGTCTTCCTTGCTGTATTCCTCCGCGTCCTTCTCAATCGGCTGCACCACCATCACCTTGGATGGCTTCCAATGCGCGTAATACTGCACCGCGCCGATCTTTACCGATTCGGACCAGCCGACACGGGCGGACTTCATGCACACGAAGATCGGCACCCGCCGCGAGGCGAAGGCGTAGAACCAGTAGGCCTGATAGGGCCGGGTGATCCATGGGCCCTTGCTGGCCGCGTTGCCCGTCACGTGGCCGTAGGTGTCGGCATACTCCACACCGCTGAGCACCGGCCTGGGGCGGAAACACTCGGCGATCCCTGCCGCCAGGGCTGGTACGTCTCGGGTGATCATTCCTCTTCCTCCTGATCCATGCGCCAGTCCGCCACGGCGGTGAGCACCTTGGCCACCAGCCGCTCGATCATTTCCTCATCGCTGATCGACAGGTGCGGCAGCTGCTGCTTGATCTGCTTGGGCAGCGCCTCCAGCTGGTTTTTCAGGGTCAGGGCGATGGCCATCTGCGCCTGCTCTACGTCGGCCTTGTAGACCAGCTCGCCGGCTTTTTGGCGGCGGTCAAGTTCGGCGATCAGGCGTTTTTCGCGCTCGTGCCAGGCGCGTTCTTCGTTGTAGTTGGGAACCTCGCCAGGGTCGCCAGCGTCAGGATCATTGGGCGGGTGGCTGAGTGTGCGCGGCGCTGAGCTGGGGGTGGCGGTTTTGACCTTGGCCGCAGGCTGCTGCGCTTCGGCTTGGTACGGGGCCACCTTGGCCAGGTACTCGGCCACCAGCAGGCCCGCATCCACGCGCAATGGGTAGGCGCTCAGCACGCAGGGGCTTTCCTTCAGCGCCCCTTTCCGGCACAGCTTCTCCAGGTTCTGCCTTGAGCAGCTGCGGCCGGTTTCGCGGTGGATCAACTCAGCACCCTTTTCAGCGCTGAGTTCTTGGCTGGTTGCAACCGTCATGCAACCAGCGTAAGCCAGGGTTGCGGGCTACAGCAGCGCCAGCTGCCCGACACTGGAGCGCTGCCAGCCCAGCACCCTGCAGATTTTCCGCCAGCGCAGCTCGCTGAAGAACGGCTGGGAGCGGTACCAGGTTTCGGCCGGCTTTGCGTGCTTACTCGCGTTGCAGCGCTTGCACGCTGGCACGATGCTGCCCACAGAATGAGACCCGCCTTTGCTGATCGGCACGACGTGCTCAATCTGCATCTTGCCATCACAGCCGCAATAGGCGCAGCGGTGCTCGAACTGAGCAAACCTTTGCTGCACTTCATGCCAAGGTAGGGATTTGAGGTTTCGCCTGCTTCTGTGAACACGAATGTGAAACCCTTTCCTTGCCAGCAAATACCTAGAGTAAAGCTCTTGATCATGCTGCTTGCACTCAGGGCATTCCCATTTGCCGTCATGGCCCATTTTGTACAGCGTCAAGGGTTGACCCATCCAGAAATGATTGCCTGGGCACAAGCGGAAAAGCCTTGTGTCTTCAGTTATAACGGCTATTCTGCCGCTTAAAGCGCTATCAACAAAACGCCTTTCTTTGCGCCTTTTTATTGATTCTAAATCAGGTTTAACGCTTGATTGTTTGGTTTTTTCTTTAACCGGTATATGCCATTGAAGGTTTAGTGCGTCGTTTACCGGACCTTCGGCATCAATTAAACAGGCACGCTGACGGGGGTCTGCTGGGAAGATGCCATTCAGTAGCAGTATTAAATCAGTGGCTCGATAGTAAGACTGATTAAGCGAAAAACAGAAATAGCCCTGCGTAAGTCTTCCGGCGGGCTGCCCTTGAATGCGAAGTTTTCCGAAACTTTTACGCCAGCGCAATCCACTTGGCGAAGAATTGTCGCAGTAAAGCCACTCGCGGATGGATTCAATTTCGGCGCCGTGCAGGTGGCGCGCTACGCTTTCGCTCATCGGCCTGTGCTCGCAGGTTGGTCACGGGTCAGGAGCGGGAACTCGCTGGCCCACACCATTGTAGCAAGTGTTCTTCGCAACTGTGCAACCTTATTGCGAAAACGAAATCGCCAAAAAGTTCAACATTCGCATACACCCGGCGCGGCTTTGCCTAGACGGGACCCGCTTATGCGCATAGACGCATAGCCCAGCCATCACCCGCCCTCACCCGAACCCAGCCCGCCGCAGCTCCGCCTCCAGGCTGCTCCTGATCAGCCGGGGATAGGTGCGGTCGATCTCCTCATTCAGCAGCCGCACGATCGGGAAGCGCCGCTCATGGTTGGGCGCATCGTCGAGCACCATGAAGGCCGTCTCCACGTCGCGGCTGTCCCCGCCAGGCGGGCGGTAGAGGATCGCCCGGCCTGATCGCGACATGAAGAACTGGCCAGCCTGTGCCCGCCTGCGCTGCGACCGGGCGCTGTTGCTGGCGTTCATGTAGGACAGGCTGCCCTGATACGCCTTGAGCTGACTCAGCACCATCGACATGGTGCCGCGTGGCACGTTGCCGTACGGGTCTCCCTGCCACTCGCGACGGGGCACGATGTACTGGCCGCGGCCGATGGCGCCAGCGCCGCGCAGGACCGACTCAGAGCGCTTGTGCGAGCGGTCCCCACCACGGGCCATGGCTGAGAGGTACTTGCCAGCTGGTGTGCCCTTGGTGGCGAACTGCTTAAAGCCCACCTCAGCCCGCATGCGGTTCGGGTTGGCGAAGCTCACGTAGGTGCTGCGCTGAGTGAACGGCGTCGGCCGGTCGATGTAGCGGCTCATGCTGTCGGTGATGGCCTTCTGTCCAGCTTTGGCGCTGTCGGTCATCGCTTGGGCCACGGCATAGCGGAACTGGAGATCCGTCAGCAGCGCCAGCTTGCCGATTTTCTCGGGAATGTTGGTCGTGATCGAGAGCTCCAACATCACCCCTCCCCCGCCGGCACGTCCAGCAGTTCCTCCGGCTCCATCCGCTGCAGCTCCAGATCAGTCGGCAGATCCCAGGCGGCGAACTCATCAGGGTCAGCAGCGCTGATAACGGTCAGGCAGCCGATGGAATCCCACGACGACACCCAGTTGAGGATCAGCTCCTGCCACCAGGCCAGCCATGGGGTCGAGCGGTCTAGCAAATGCCAAGGGGTGGCAGCACGCTTCACGGTGGCAGGGCATCTGCGCACAGTCTGCCGTGGCAATGAAAAACCCCCGCCTGCCAGGGCGAGGGTCGCGGTCCACTCGATGCGCCATGCACCGAGGGCAGTGTAGGGGATGGCCGTCAGGCGGCGGCTAGCTAACCAATTGTCACACTGGGAGGATGGCAGGTGAGGCTTAGCACGTGATGTAAAAGGCGTCGGCAGCTTGGCGAACGGAAAACTGGACGCCCAGCTTTTGACCAGCCCTGCAGGCCCTGGTTCTGAGCGTTGCATGGATGCGCCTCCGCGCATCAGGGCAAACAGGAAGCAAATCAAACGGGATCCTGATCGCGCCGCCAGGTGGCATGGATTCAAACGGCAAAGGGGGGATTGACTTTTTCGCGGCGGACTGCAAGCGGACGGGCTCTGGGAGCTGATCGGCGGTCAACACTTGAAACATGTCTGACGTAAAAACGTAACTGTAGCAAATAAACAGGCAGCATGGAGCGTTACGGTGCGTTACGGTGCTGTTACGGTCGGCTGTAACGCGAGATCCCGCGCCACCGCTACGGTTTGCCCCTGTTGTTACGTTAGTTACGCTTAAATAGAGATATAGATAGAGAGAGAGGCCTAGGGCGTATCACCCATGCCTGTGCCTACGTGCCTTTCTCTCTATGGGGCTATCTACCCCCCAAAAGGCGTTACAACCGTAACACCCGCTCTACGACTGCGATCTCAGCGTTACGGGAGGCGTTACGCGTTACGCTTCGGCGCTCGGAAGGGGCAGTGAAACGGCTCTGCTCACGCCTGCCAGCCCCTTAAACCGCACCACGCCGGCCTTCTTCGCACCGGCCAGCCGGGTGAGCACCGTGGCGTAACAGTCCATCCATGGCGTCCCGTCCAGGATGCGCCGTAGCCCCTTTGCCGTGTTGCTGATCAGCAGCCGGTCAGACTCGACCTTCACGCCGATGCGGCCAAGGTGCGACTCAGCCGCGCCGGGCCCGATCTCCATCGATGCGGCGCTGCCACGGGCCAGCTCCACCAGCTCCCAGATGGTGCGGTTGTAGGCGCTGCCCCGGTCGCCTTCCACCCTGATCTGATGCTGCAGGATGTGCTGCAGGCAGCGCTCCTCATCGGCCTCGGACTGTTCCTTGTAGGCCTCCCAGTCGTTGGCGTCGATGAGGCAATAGGCGTCTTCAATGGTGGCGGCCCTAGAACTCATCAGCGACCACGCGCCGGCCAGCAGGGTGCCGTACTGATCGCCCTGCCGCTGGCTGTCGAACCGTTCGGCTGCTGCCCTGCGGAAAACGGCGACCGAATCGCGGATGATCGGGATCTGGCGCACCATGCGGAGCATCAGGCGGTGGCCGGTTTCGGGCGTGCAGAGGCGGGTGATCTCAGCGTCCAGGGCGGACCAGTGGGCGATGCGCTGCTCCTTCGGCAGATAGGACGGATTGCGCAGGGTGAGCTGAGCGAACCGGGATTGATCGGCGCCCTGCTTCAGGGCTGTGGAAATCGAGCACAGCAGAAACATCGATCGGATGGTGAAGCTCTGCGCAGTGCCATCGGCGCCGCCCTTGCCGATCACGCCGCGGCCGGCGCTGCTGGCGACCCGGGCCAGCGAGAGGATATTTTGGATGCGCTGGCGGTCGGCCTTCTCGTTGGATTCGGCCTCATCGAACACCACGGGCACCGCATCGGAGCGGAGCTGCTGGCGGATGTATGCCTCGGTAGTGTTGCCCTCAGGAAACAGCGCCAGCGATTCGATTAGCGGGCCAACGAGCCGATCAAGGATGGCGGACTTGCCTGAGCCGGCCGATGCGGTCAACCACAGGTGCGGACGCCACTGGAGAGCGCCGCAGATTGGCGCCAGAGCGATCCATCCCGCCAGCAGCAGGCCGGAGGCCGGCACCTCCCAATGGAACCGTGAGGCGATGTCGATCAGCTCGGCGCCCAGGTGATCGGTAAGTGGCTCGATGCCGTCGGGCAGATCGATCGATGCGAGGCGCTGGTAGTGGAAACGTGAGCTGGGGGCCTTGGTGATCGGGTGCTGAGTGCCATCGATCAGCAGGCGGTCCCCCAGGTGCAGGACCGACCTGCCAGCATCCCACCAAGCGCCGCGGCCACGGATCCGGTCAGGACTGAAGATGCCCACCCGGGCCTGCTCAGCGAACAGCGAGGATGCGGCGGCCAGCCAGTTCACGCCGGTCTTCGACGGATAGAGCGCCTCCCAGTACCCCAGCTCAGCGAGCTGCACCAGGTTGGTGCCGGTGTGGCTGCCGCGGGCGATGGCCACCACCTGGCCGGTGCTGCGGGGCTGGTAGTAGAACACCCCCTCGTCGAATCCCAAGCAGAGGAACGGGCGGTAGGTCGGGAGGTCGGCGATGACGCGGACCGGCTCTGGCTTAGGTGCAGCAGGCTCGGGCTCGGCAGGCGCCTCGACGGGTTTGGCGAACTTCCGCAGGGCGTTGATGGCCTGGCGCTGGGTCCAGTCGGTGGCATCGGCCAGGTCCCAGCCTTCGGGCGCCGACCCTGGGGGGGCAACGATGGCCACCGATGCGGCGATGGGCAGCAGCTTGGCGGCGACCTTCGCCATGCACGCTCGGCCGGGCTCATCGGCATCGGGCCAGAGCGTCACGTCGCGGCCCGCCAGGGCCTGCCAGTCCACGGTGTTGATGCCGCCCGTACCGCCGCACCAGGCCAAGCAGACGTGATCAGGAAACAGCTCGGCAGCAGCGTCGGCGGCCTTTTCGCCCTCGGTGATCAGCACCGAGGCATCAGGCCTGGTGGTGAGATCCGGCAGGCGATAGAGCGGCCGGGGTGTGGGCCATTCCGACTTGAACGGGTCGCGCTTGCTGGGGTAGTGCCAGCCACCGTCCAGCCAGGTCCGGTGCACGAACAGCTTGCCGTCGGGCTTGGGGATGCGCTGCACCCAGAACAGCTGCTCACCGGCGGCATTGCGGTAGCACCACTGCGCGGTGGCCCGGCCCAGTGCGGGGGCCGCGGCATCGGCTGGCGGCTGATCGGGGATGCGATGCGGCCGGCCCTTGGCCTTGGGCTTGGCGGCCTGCGGCTGCGGCAGGCCCAGGTGTTCCTCAACCCTGCGGCAGGCGTCCTTAAACTCCCAGCCCTTGACCCGCATCAGCAGGTCCATCCCATTGCCACCACCACCCATGCGGTCCTTGCCGCCGCAGTGAGAACAGAACCATCCACCACTGCCAGTGTCGTCGTCCCATCGAAAACGGGTATTGCCGGCGTCACCGGTGAGGACCTGGCAGGAGGGGCAGGGCCCTTCGCGGTCGCATAGATCGGAGGGCGCCAACCCGCCCAGCTCCATCAGCAGCCGAGGCCAGCTGCCGTCCGCTGCATCAAGGGGCATGGGGTCAGGCCCGGGCGGGGGCGGGTCCTTGGCGTTCGGTGTCGCGCACGATCAACTGGCGCAGGTATGCGGCTCTGCTCATGCCGAGGTACTGGGCCTGTGTGTCGAGGTGGCTCACCAGATCGGTTCTCAGCTCCAGGCTGATTGTGGTGAGGCCTTCAGGGGACGGGTAGCGGGGCATCGGGGGTGATTGTTGTTTTCCCATCCTAAGGGGTGCGGATGCGGAACCCACAGGGTATGATCTGGGAGCCACTACCCCCACGCCCCACTCCCTGACGATGCCGACCACTGCCCGGGCCAGGCGGTGGGTCTCAGTCGGCCTCTGGTCTGTACGGGTCCCATCGAGGACTGTCGCTGGTTCCAGCTCCAACGGTTTCTGAGGGCGGCAGCAAGTGGGGTGGGTGGTGGTGTTAATTCGGATCACTGATGCCATGACTCAGCACACCATCTACTCGCCCGACGGCTCGGTTCACCATGGAGATCTACAGCCGGAAATCGCAGAGCCATCTCTGGCGATTCTGAAGCGCGATCTTCGGGAAATGCGCAGACACCGTTGCAGCATGTTCATTCGCAAGCCTTATCTCGACTTGAATGAGCTAGAGATTGTCCCAGATGTTACGGGTGAAGTAAAAACTGCCGTTGCGGTTTTGGTGGTTAGGGTTGTGGCTGGCGAAACTAACGCTCGCGTCTTTCTCAATCAAGCAAACCTTGAGTCTGAAATTGGCAAGGGCGAAATACTGAACCTTTGCGATAATCCCAACGCCAGGGGGTTTGGCGCTGCGTGACCACCCTGAACCTCCGCCCCTACCAACTCCAAGCCGTCGCCGAGATCCGCCATGCCTACCAGTCCCGCCACCGATCGGTGCTGTTCGTGCTGCCCACTGGCGGGGGCAAGACCGTGCTGTTCAGCCACATCACCCGCGAGACCGCAGCCCGCGGCAACCGGGTGTGCATCCTGGTCCACCGCGCCGAGCTGCTCCGCCAGGCCAGCGCCAGCCTAGAGGCCCTCGACGTGCCGCATGGGTTGATCGCCGCCAACCGGAGCATGGACCTGTCCCGCCCGGTGCAGGTCGCCTCCGTGCAGACCCTGGCGAGGCGGCTGCACCACATCCCGCAGGAGTTCTTCGACCTGCTGGTGATCGATGAGGCGCACCACAGCAATGCCGGCACCTGGGCCCGCGTGCTGCAGCACTGCCGCACCGCTCGGGTGCTGGGGGTGACCGCCACGCCGATCCGCTGCGATGGCCGCGGCCTGGGTGAGTGGTACTCAGCGATGGTGATGGGCCCCACCCCCGCCGAACTCACCGAGGCCGGGTTCCTGGCCTCGGCCCGCGTGCTGGCCCCGCCGATCGGATTCGACACCAGCGGCCTGCGTCGGCGGATGGGTGACTTCGACATGAGCCAGGCGGGCCAGGCCCTGCAGGCAGGCCAGGCGATGGGTGACTGCCTGTCGCACTACCGCCGGTATCTCGACGGGCGGACGGCCATCGCGTTCTGCTGCAGCGTCGCGCACGCCGAAGCGGTGGCCGACCTGTTCCAGCGCAACGGCGTGGCCGCGGCCTCGATCGACGGCACCATGGATGCGGCCACCCGTGAGCAGCTGCTGGCGGACTTGGGCGCCGGTCGACTGAAGGTGCTCACCAGCTGCGCGCTGATCGGCGAGGGTGTGGACGTGCCCAGCGTGGCCGGGTGCATCCTGCTGCGGCCTACCCAGTCGGTGAGCCTGCACCTGCAGATGATCGGCCGCTGCCTGAGGCCCCAGCCGGGGAAGCAGGCGGTGATCCTCGACCACGTGGGCAACGTGGTGAGGCTGGGCCACCACCTTGAAGAGCGGGAGTGGACGTTGGAGGGCACACCGAAGAAAGACCGGGAGAAGGCGCCGAGCGTGAAGGTCTGCCCGGCATGTTTCGCCGCCATGCCCAGCGCCCGCCAGGCCTGTCCCGACTGCGGCCACGAGTTCAAGCCGGAGCGGCGATCGTTGCAGCACGTGGATGGTGAGTTGGTTGAGGTGGGCTCTAATGCAACCGTGCAGTTGAAGATGGGCCAAAAAATAGAAGTATTGAATGAAGCTAATAAGTGGGAACCTGGGTGGTTTGTTCTTTCGCCTAGCGACGATGAATCAATCTGGCATATCAGTAGGAAAAATCCTTTTCCTGTTGATGATGAAGACATTTTCCAGGACTCCTGTCGATGCCATCGGAAACGCATGCGAGTGCCTCTGTTACGCGAACAATCCCGCGCCCAGACCGTCGAAGACCTGATCGCCATCGGCAAGCGCCGGGGCATGAAGAACCCCCGCGGCTGGGCCCGGCACGTGATCGCCGCCCGGCAGGCGAAGGGGCAGTGGGGGAGGGTGGCGTGATACCCCCACGCTGGACCCGCCCCGAGTCCGAGTTCCTCGAATCCCTGGCCGAGTCGTTCCCCATCAAGGAGATCGCCAACCGCTACCGCCGCAAGGCTGGGCAGATGAAATGGCCGGAGCGCTCAGCGAATGCCATCCACCTGAAGCTCGTCCGCATGGGCCACCACACCAGAGTCCGTGCTGGCGAGTGGGTCACATCGGGAGGCGCGGCCGAGATCCTGGGCTGCCCTTGTGCCAGGGTCGAGGCCTGGCTGCGCACGAAACGGAACCGGGAGATCCTGCGCCCTGCGTGGCGCGGCGCGTTCCGCTACGTCTCCCGCCAGAACTGGCGCCGACTGGCCCGCCAGCGCCCGCAGGCCCTCGGTGGATTCGATGCCGATCGCCTGTTCGCCCTGCTGGAGGATCGCGAGCTGGCCGAAGAGGTGGCCAACCGGTATCCCAGGCCCCGTGGTGACTGGCGCGTGCGGTGCGTGGAGACCGGCCAGGTCTGGCCCAGTGCGGTGAGCGCCGCCCGGGAGCTGCACGTATCCCAGGCAGCCATCACCCTGGCGATGCGTCAGGCCCGCCCGGTGCGGGTGCTGGGGATGACGTTTGAGGCGTTGCGGGAGGTGGGGTAGAATTGGTGAAGCACTCGCTAGGCCCGGGCCTAAGCGGACGCTCCCGCCATTGCCGCCGGCCCACCGCTGGCGGCTTTGTGCTGTTTGGCGTCCGTTGACTGCCGGAACCACACCCGCCCCCGCCATGCCCAGCGAACAGGAAACTCAGCAACGAATCCTCCTGGCCCACGGCTCAGGCCCGGTCCGCCTCTTCAGGAACAACGTCGGCACCGGCTGGGCTGGCGCCGCCACCCGCGTCACCGCTGGGAACCTTTCCGCGCTGGCCCATTCCCTCCGCCCTGGCGACGTGGTGGTGCGCAACGCCAGGCCGCTCCATGCGGGCCTATGTGTCGGCAGCTCCGACCTGATCGGGTATCGCCGCGTGGGCGACCTGGCCCAGTTCGTGGCGCTTGAGGTGAAATCGGCCACCGGCAGGCCCACCCCCCAGCAGACCGCATTTCTCGACCACATCACCGCCGCTGGTGGGTGCGCCGGAATCGTGCGCAGTGTGGAGGATGCGAGAGAAATACTGCGAACGGGTGCGAAACCGGAACCCATCCGCTAGGATTCTGGCATCCAACCGCTCGACGCCATGGCCGACCACACCAGCTCAGCGCTCACAGCGCCGAGCGCCACACCAGCCCTCAGCCTGCAGGTCCAGTCAGTAGATGACCTGGCCCGCTTGGCCCGGGTGTTTGCCGCGTCTGGCCTGTTCGGCCGCGCCGGCAATCAGGAAACACAGGTCGCCGAGTGCGCCATCCGACTGATGGCCGGCATGGAGGCCGGGTTTTCCCCGTTCGCCTCCGCCACCGGCGTCCACATCATCAACGGCCGGCCGGCGTTCAGCTCCAACCTGCTGGCCCAGGCTGTGCGCCGGCACCCGGTGTACGACTACCGGGTGCTGGAGAAATCGGCCAAGGTCTGCCGGATCCGGTTTCTCGCCAACGGCGAAGAGATGGGCGTGGAGACCTTCACCATCGAGATGGCTGAGCGTGCCGGCCTCCTGAAGAACCCCACGTGGAAGGCCTACCCCGAGGCCATGCTGTTCAGCCGGGCGCTCACCGCCGGGATGCGCACGCACTGCCCCGACGCCCTCGGCGGCCACACGGCCTACACCCCCGACGAGATCGGCGGGGAGGTGGTACCGGTGACTGTGACTGAGAGCGTCCCTGATCCCGCCGCCGCCCTGCCACATGCCCAGCAGGTCTGCGATGCCGCCGGCCTGACCTCAGACGGCGTGATGGCGTTCTGCCAGATGGTGAGCCAGGGCGAAACCAGCTCACTGGAACGGCTGCCCCGCCAGACCCTCGACCGCATCATCCAACAGGGGATCAGCGGCGAGACCGTGGCGAAGTGCAACGGTGTGCCGGCGAAAGAAGACCGACCAACCATGACGGTCTTGGACCACGACGGCGATCCTTTGGAAGTTGAGGCTTCGCCCGAAGGTGAGGATCCGCCTTCGGATAACAGCGACGATCTCCCCGCTGCCTGGAAGATCTAACCCCATCCCTTGAACATCCATGGAACTCCTGATCCAACTGCTCCGCGCCTCTCAGCACCGATTCATCGGGCGCCTGGGATTTGAGCCGGAGATGAAGTATTTCGACTCAGGCCTGACGGTCTGCAATGCACGCCTGCTGGTCAACCAGCCCGGCGCCAAGCGTGACGACGGCAAACAGCCCGACAGCTTCAAGCTGGTGCTGTGGAACGAGCGGGCCCAGGCCTTCGCTGATGCCTGCGCGAAGGGCGACTTGGTGGAGGTGTCCGGCCAGGTGAAGTCCGAGACCTGGACCGATCGCACCACCGGCGAAGAGCGCAGCGCCTGGTCCGTGAGCGTGGAGAAGTGGGAGCTCCTGATGAAGAAGCGCAGTGATGGCGCCCCAGCCCAGCAGTCCGCTCCAGCCCAGCAATCCGCCCCCTCTCAGAGCTGGCTCGGCAACGATGCCCCCAGCGATGAGGATGTGCCCTTCTGATCCATGCAGAACCTCACCCCACTCGTGCACCATCTCCTATCCCGGCACCACCAGCTGCCCAGCCGGGCGATCATCACCTGCCTGCTGCTGGCTCAGCTGAATCCCCAGCCCACCCGCCGGGTGCCCACTGCTGAGCTGATGCAGCAGTGCAATGTGCTTCGCCACAACCATCTCTCCAAACTGCTCCGCGAGCTCAAGGCCGCTGATCTGGTCGAGTACGAGGCCGGCACGATCGGCGACCCTGGCTACCTGTTCTGGAGGGTTGGGCCTGCTGATCCTGCTCAGCTTCGGTTGGAGGTGGAGGCGTGATGCGCAGTTTCTTACTTGGCCTTGCCGTTGGCATACCGTTAGGCCGCATTCTCTTTTTCATCTGGGACGTTTGGCCGCCGAGGGTCCGCGACCGGTACCTGCATGAGTACAGCGCCCGTCGCTGTGGAGGTGGTGAGATCACGCTGGCTCAATGGGAAGCCATGCGTACGCCCTTCAAAGAAGGCCCCATCCAGCGCGGCAACGGCAACGGTGGGCCTACCACGTCAAAACCTCAGCCCGCTGGCGGTCGGCTGATAGGCCCCAACGGCGCCCCCATCGGCTACCAGCCCCGTCCATCCCGCCCCGGCGCAAACCCTCCGCCTTCTGAGCCATGACTACACCAATCACGATGTGGCGCATCAATTCGTCCAGAAAAATTGAGCAAGTTGAATGCAGCAAGGTAACGGAAAAGTCCGTATTCATTGTTGCCGAACCAAACTGGAAAGGTGAAATGTACCGATTGGGAAAACCTCAAAGGGAGAACATCGCTAGCGGATACCGCAGCTACCACAAAACCTGGGCAGATGCGCACGCTGCTTTGCTGCATCAGGCAGAGCGCGGAATAGTCGGCGCTCGCCGCAATCTTGAGCATGCACAAAACGAGCACGGCCGAATCAAGGGCATGGAGCCACCGGCTGATGCGGAGGCCCAGCCATGACCCTCTCCATCCTCGCCGGCATGGTCGAAATCATCGCCGTGCTGGCCATCGTCGGCACCGCCACCCTGGCCACGTCGCTGTGGTGGGCGCTGTGTGAGCGGTTGGTGGGGGAGGCCGGTGATGCCTGAGAACACCCTGCTAGGCCGCTGCACCGTGGCCTATGAAAAGGCCTTCAACGATGCACTGCAGGCCTGGCCCGACGCCTCCGCCCGACGCCGTGGTGTGGCTGCCGTGATCGAGCATCTGGCCGCTGAGCTGCTGGTGATGCACCAGCGCAATGAGGGCCGGCTGTCGGCGCACGACGCAGCGCAGCTGCTGCGGGAGGGGATGGAGGGATGACTCAGCACACCCTGCACCTGGGCGACTGCCTGGAGGTGATGCGCACCATGCCTGACTGCAGCGTGGATGCGGTGGTTTGTGATCCTCCGTATGGGTTGGCGTTTATGGGCAAGCGCTGGGATTACGACGTTCCCAGTGTGGAGATATGGGTGGAATGTCTGCGGGTTCTCAAGCCTGGCGGGCACCTATTGGCGTTCGCTGGTACGCGCACACAGCATCGAATGGCGGTGCGTATTGAGGATGCGGGCTTTGAGATTCGGGATTTGATTATGTACTGCTATGGATCGGGGTTCCCGAAGTCGTTGGATGTGTCAAAGGCGATTGATAAGGCGGCTGGGGCTGAGCGGGAGGTGGTGGGAATCAGTTCAACGATGAACCAAAAGGACAGCGTCAGCTTGAAAGCGAGCAAGGCGCATCCTGAGTTTGGTGATCGCATCCCAGTCACCGCCCCCGCCACCCCCGAAGCCCAGCAGTGGGCCGGCTGGGGCACAGCTCTCAAGCCCGCCCTAGAGCCGATCACCATGGCCCGCAAACCTCTGCAGGGCACCGTGGCCGCCAACGTGCTGGAGCACGGCACCGGGGCGTTGAATGTGGATGGGTGCAGGATCGCAGCGGGCGATGGCTATACAGAAAACGCTGTCACGCAAGGAGTAAACACGGCTCAAACGTCCTACGAACCGAGGCGGGAGCGTAGGACGTTTGAGCCGTCTCAGAGTGGCCGCTGGCCCGCCAACCTGATCCACGACGGCAGCGACGAGGTGGTGGGGTTGTTCCCTGAGACGGTGAGCGGCGGCAAGAGTGGGGCCACGTACTCCAACGAAAACGATGGGATCTTCACGCCTGGCGGGCAACAATCCTCAGGCTTTTACGGCAGCACCGGCAGCGCCGCCCGGTTTTTCAAGCAGTGCAAAGGCTATACTGAGGCATGGCCAAACTTGCTCCCAGAGCCTGCGAACACTGCGGGCAACATTTCCAACCAGTCAAGGCAAGCCGTCGCTTCTGCTCTAAGCGATGCAGCAACTTGGGCGCTCCAAGGGGCAATCTGCAGCAAAGTCTCCCTGGCACCTTCTACGAGCGCCACGGGGAGCGAGTTAAGGCAACTCTGCGAGAGCGTTATCACAGCGATCCAGAGTATCGGGCCAAGGTTCTGGCGCGAGTCAAAGCCCGCAAAGCTCACCCTGACACTCAGCCATGCGAGCTTTGCGGTAACCCGAGAGCAGACAGGCATCACGACGATTACAGCAAGCCATTGGAAATCCGATGGATCTGCCGAACCTGTCACGTTCAACATCACCGGGACGAATACGGAAGCTGGGGATCGGGTCTCAGCGCCTAGGGCGTTCTACACCGCAAAGACCACCAAAGCCGAGCGCCAGGGCGTCACCCACCCCACGGTCAAACCCCTCGACCTGATGGCCTACCTGTGCCGTCTGGTGACACCACCCGGCGGCACGGTGCTGGACCCGTTCATGGGCAGCGGCACCACCATCAAGGCCGCCATTGGCGAGGGCTTCAACGCCATCGGCATTGAGCAGGATCCCGCCTACTTCGCCATGGCTGAGCACCGGATGAACGGGGCGCAACTGGGCCTACTACTCACCTGAAACTATGCCAAACATTCTGTGTCCTAAGTGCAAAGGCAAAGGAATCGTGTTCGATCCGATCTCTATTGGCCTCACCATTGCGCTGCCGATTGCGCTGTTCGTTGACTCCGTTATGAATACAGGCAATGGCGTCACCCAAAAACGCTGCCCGAGGTGTGACGGGCTGGGCTATTACCGCATCCCTGAATAACCATGGAAACCCGCCGCCTAACCATCTGCCTCACCCTCCCCGAGGTCGAGGCCCTCCGCCGCCAGCTCCGGCCTGGCGAGGGGATGAACGATCTGCTTCGGCGGATCGTGAACGACCGGATCCACAACCCCACCCCATCACGATGAGCTACGCAACCCGAGCTACTGAAGTTGTCGTCTATGACGCCAACGCCCCTGATGGCCCGTTTTCTGACATAGCGCTCAGGCTGGTACTGGTGCCCGACAGTGGCGAAGAATGCCTAGAGCTGCACTACGGGGAGGCCGAGATCCCTGTCAGCGTCGAAGAGCTGGAAGTGCTGGCCGCCGCGGCCAAACAGCTGCTGCATGGTGAGGGCGCCCGATGATTCTGTATCACGCAACCACCCCGAAGAAAGCAAAGCTGTATCGCGAAACCGGGCACATCATTGCCCCGGTTCGTGGCTTCACCAGCCTTCAAGCTGCCATGGCATGGGCCATGAAAGTTGGTCGAACTGTGATCTATCAGTTCGACGCAGATCGCCCGCATAAGCTACCGGACCACCACAACGCTTATGGCGAAGCATGGTGGAACGATGGCCACGTCTACAACTTCAAGTGCGTGTTCTCTGCTGATTCCGACGCTTAATTCAATGATCACCTACACCACCCCCACCCAGCAGGCCATGGCCCGCATTGCCACCGCGCCTGTCACCAGTGATCAGGGCCGCCCCACGCCGACAGCATCCACCCGCTTAGCCCTGGCCGCCTGCCCCATGCCGCGCCGGTGCCCTGAGCCGTGCCAGACCTGCACCGCCGTCGCCCGCAGCGTCGCCGGTGAGCTGGGGCAGGTGCTCAGGGAGCGGCACGGCGGGTCCAGTTCGGTTGCGGACTGGTTGGATGGATTCACACACACTGGAGATGAATGATGAGCACTGATTACAGAGCGTTGTGTGCTGAGCTGGCTGATGCGCTTAATGGCCACACATCGCTGTATGAAGGTCACGAATCTGAACTGGTTGCCCGCGCCCGCACCGCCCTATCCCAGCCCGAGCCTGAGCCCAACCTTGAGCCCGAGATTGGCCCCGACTGGAAACCTTGCAGGAAACTGCCGATCACGGTACACGTCAGAGAGCAGCGACCTGGAGAAGCATTTGTTTCGACACGCGAAGGCATCACACCAGCAATGAACGATGATCTGATCATGCGTGGCGTGAAAGGCGAGGAATATCCGATCGGCCGCGAGCTGTTCAATCAAACATACGAGCTTGTCGAACCCTCACAAGACGATGAGGTTTATTTTGTTGTGCCACCTGGTGGCCCCCCTTACTGGACATCAACCCGTCCCATCCCATGCCAACGATGACTAAACGAACTGATTGGCGCAAGACATGCGCCGAGCTAATTGAAAATGTCCGCTATCTGATTGATTGCGTTGATCGTGACTGTTTCGATCCCGTCGCCCTGATGGAGTGCCGCGAGCACCTATCCCAGACCCGCGCCGCCCTGGCCCAGCCCGAGCCGGAGGGGGTGACGGAGCGAATCGCATCCATTGCAACGGCGGTTCGAGAGTGCGCTTTCGGCTGGGAACCTACTGCGCGACTGATCGGCAATGTCTGCGCCGAAGATGTTGCCGATCTATGTGGCGCCATCCTCACCCGCTACGCCCACCCCACCACCGAGCCGGTGCCGGTCAGTGAGCCGGTGCCGGGGCGGGAGGATTGCAACGATGAAGGAGAAGTATGGGTTGAAGAAGGCGGCATTAAAGAGCAATACTTTGATGAGTATGAATGGATACCTCACGCCTGGGTATTGCGTGAATACTCCACAAGTGACGAACTGCGCAGGGCCCACTGGTATCCCCACAACGCCCTGCCGGTGCCCGGCGCGGAGGTGGGGTGATGAAACGAGACGCCTTCACTGTGTTTTGGATTTGTTACTTCCTTTACGAAATAGTCCATCAACTGTATCCCCACGGAGTTCAACTATGACCACCCCAACCCCGCCCCTATTCCCCGCCGCGCAGGATGGCGGACTGCACGGCAAGTACGCCATCCAAAAAGCAGACGGCCAGCCCGTTGATTATCCGTGCTTTGTGTTGCGGATTGATGGCACCGATCGCGCCGCAATCGCTGCGCTTCGCGCTTATGCGATGGCTACTCGCTGTTTTGAGTTAAAGACGGACCTGTTCAAGCTCGTCGATAGCCTGACTGTGCCGGTGCCCGGCGCGGAGGTGGGGTGATGGAAACTGTGTATTGCGTTAAGTATGCGTTGACCATTGGAATCTTCAAGGTTGTCGGCAAGCCCACTTCTGATGGATATTTTTCAGAAAAAGGGGAAGATGGACGACGCCTTACAGGGCTGTTTCTAGGTCGCAACGATTGGGTGCGTTCATGGGACGAAGCAGTGATAACCGCAGAAAAGAAGCTGGACAAAAAGATTACTTCACTTGAAAAACAGTTAATTAAACTCAGAAAGATTACGTTTGTTGAGGTTCAAAGACCATGACCACCCAACCCCTATCCCCCGCCGCGCAGGCTGTATGGGATGCCTGGAATGACGCCTACGAAGCTCAAGGGCCGCTGGAAGACATGGGTTACCCGCTGGCCGCCGGGCTGGTTGCTGCAGTGTCCAATGTTTCCAAAATAACCACGCTTAGTGGAGAGGAATGGGTCAGCAAGCGCCAACTCCTCGCCCTCGCCGCCGAGCTGCGGCAGGAGGGGCGGGCATGACCCACCCACTCCGCCCACGTCCTGCCCATCCCCGCCCCTAAGGGGTGCAAAACCGGAACCCATCCGGTATGATTCGACCACGGGCACACGCCCGCCACTCGCCATTGTTCGCCATGACAACCACGATTCTCTGCACCGCTTTGGTGCTGCTGTTGCTTCCGCTGCTGTTCCTGCTGTGGGCCACAGAGTCCCGCCAGCAACGCGCCCGCAGGTGGCGGCGCGACGGCTGGACACAGCAGCGCATCGCTGATCGACTGGGGTGTTCCCGGTCAACGGTTCGGAGGATGCTGGCGGTTTGAACTGAACGGCCCGCCGGAGCCGTCCCCAATCCGGCAGCTCATTTCCACCGCATTGCAACCATGCCCAAGTATTCAGTAATCATCCCTTGCACCATGACCGTCCTGGTCAAAGTTCAAGCTGATGACAAAAAGCAAGCAAAGGAAAAAGCCTTTGAATCCAATTTCTACGTTGAAGCCAAGGATGGCGGCGAGGTTCTTGAGTTTGAAGCTCACGAACAGATTGTTCGCGGCAACGTTTTCTACGGTGTTCAAAACGAAATTGAAGTCTCCGAGATTGAAGACGACGAAGACTTGAACTGAACGCCCCGCCGGGAGCCTATCCGGCACCACCCACAACGCCTCCAGTTCGCCGGGAGTTGGGGGCAAACTTATGAATCCCGGCAGTCATCCACTCGCTATTCCCATTCTCTAATGACTACACCAACCACAGTCGTAGAACTCCTTGATTACTGGCCTGGAAACATGCCCTTCAAGGGAAGTCTTGTAAGTAACGACGGCTCTTGCATGTGCGCCCAAGGGCAAGCGTTGCATTTTATTAGTGGGCTAACCGTTGAAGAATT